GTCTCCCATACCTATAAGTCCATGACCTATAGTACGCTGCGCAATATTAGGCTCTCTAGGATAGTTCAGATCAAGATATGCCTTAGCTTCCTCTTCTGTAATTCCATCTTCAAAAGGAATAATTCTACCATCATCTAACTGTACATTCATAGTGAGCCTCCGGGATTGAAAAGACTACTAGGGTTGGAGGGGAATGGTATATTAGGGGAATTGAAACTGGGTCTACGAAGATCTTTGATATGCTTGCCTAAGTCTCCTCTCTTAACAACAGGAATCTTTTTTTCCTCTACTGTCGTTGGAACCTCTGAGTAGACCCATCCTGGTATCTTCTTACTAAGCATCATCTTCTGTTTTTGAAGGTTCTTTATTTGCTTATCTGTGTCTGCACTTCTCAAGTTTCCATAAGCCTTTGCTAAAGAAAGTGCAGCAGGATCACCAGCGAGTTCCTCTGCAGACTGCTTCTTAACTAGAGAATTTATCTGTGCATCAATAGTAGCAATCTGCTTAATAGCTACATCTACTACAGATGCTTCCTTTCTCTCTGATCTCTCATCTATAATAGCTTGATTATTCTTCCTGGCAATATCAGCCTTAACTTTAGCATCTTCCATACTAGCAAGAGCACTTATTCCGTGGGGACTAAGAATTCCAAGCCGCATGAACTGCTCCATAGTATAGTTTGTTCCAGCCACCTTAGCATTTCTGACAGCTGGCGGAAGAAGACTCACTTGATCTAGTGCAAACCTAGTCTTGATCTCATCTGCAGCAGCTGCTGCTCTAGAAGGTTCTCCTGCCAGAGCTAGTGCATTCTCCTGGATAGTCTTCCTACCTATGTCAGAATTCTTCCATTCATTAAAGGCTACGTCTGAGTTTATATGTCTTGTGGTAGCTTCTAGGTAAGCCTTATGAACTGGGGCCATAATATCTTCAGTGGCCTGCTTCTGCCTTGCAAGGTCTAATGTACCAGACGCTATATTTTGTGCAGCAGCTGCATTTCTCTGGGTGAAGATATTACCAACTCCTTCAGGACCTATAGTCATAGCACCCATATCAGAAAGAGGCTGAGCACTTGAAACTGCTACTGGAGCAGCTACCGTAGCAATGTCTGAAGGAGAAACATAACCTGGACCTTTTATGGGACTAGCAGAAGTTGGAGCTGCTGGTGCACTCACTCCTGTCTCATCAGTAGAAACAGGTGGAGGCGTAGTTGTAAGTGCACTATTAAAAGCACCATCAAAGCCAGTGGGCTTAAGTGTTGGATCTATCTTAAACGCATCTTCTACAAGCTTCCCATAACTCTTTATATGCTTTGCGGCATCTAGAGGATTATTAGTGGGAGAAACTGGTGCTACTGGTACTGGTACTGGTACTGAAGTGCTTGCAGTTCCCATCCCTTTATTAGTCGCTCCTCCCTGTGCCATCATAGTCGCTACTTCTCCTGCTGCTCTCCCAAACGTACCTGGTCCAGACATTCCTGCTCCAAGCTTTCCTCCAATCATAGCAAGCATTCTAATAAAATCAGGATTTGATAACGTAGAGGCAGCAGCTACTGGAGCTTCTATAGAAGTAGCTGGAGCTGTGGGTGATAAAGACGGATTAACATTAAACAAACTTCCAAAGTCTGGCATTTCTATTCCTCCTTACTATTCCAAAAGCATCATTCCTATACCAACTATAGCGCCAACTGCTGCTCCCCAGGGGCCGCCAATCATATATCCAGTGGTAGTATATGAAGCTACAAGAAGACCCTTTGAAACATCAGACCGTTCTCTAGGTTCTGTTTTCTTCTGCCAAGATACTACACTCTGCATAGTCCCTAGAGCAGCTTCCTCAAAAGATAGTACTGTAAAAGGCCAAAGAGAATTCTTACTAACAAATTTAGCATTAACATTATCTATTATAGCCGTGTACATAAAGTAGTCCTTCATAGCGTTAGCATAGACTGTTATATCCCCCTTCTCCCAATCCAGTCGTGTTGTATATTCTTTTCCTATAGTAGAGAATAGCTCTATCTTATTATCTAGACTTATTTTTGCAAAAGCTTTTACCCGCTTATCCTCAACAACAGCTTTACCTAAGATGAAAGACGAAGTGGAAATAGCGTTTAGGTTTCTCATACTTACTTGATAGTCAGCAAGTTCCCTCTCTATCTCTTCATCCAAGAGCTTTATTTCTTCTACCATAACTTCATCAACTTCAGAACTATTAACTATTCCATTAAAGGTAGAATCCCAAAGAGTTTCGATGTCCAAGCCGGCCATGTGCTTTCCGAACATATCTTGAAGATTTGGAAAGCTACTAATAAGATAGCCCAAGCCAAAGAATGCATCACTTATTTCTATAGAACTATAACCAATAAATGGAGAATCACTTATAATATCATCTCTTCGTGTAGCAGTTATAGTTAAGAACTCAACATGCTGCGCCTCGATATAAGGTGCATATCGCTTAGTCTTTGTTTGGTCTCCACCACCACTACTACTCCCACCCACAATAGACTCCTTAATAAGTAAGTGCTGCTGCTATTCCCAAGGCTGCCCCAGCACCTGCACCCCAAGCAGATCCAGCTGAACTTGCAGCTACAGTCTCAGTAGCAGGAGTATTCCAAGCACTCCCAACCATAGCTCCCATTGCTGCACCACTCAGTGCACCTCCTATTACTTTTGATGCAGTACTCGCCCCAGCAACATCTGTCTTAGAGTTCGTTGCTCCTTGTAGTGCCCCAAGAGCTGCCCTTTCAAAGTCAAGTACCGTAAAGGGCCAAAGCTTATTCTTAGCTGACATAGCATAGTTAGCTTCATCTATATCAGCCTTTGCAGAATAGTAAAACTTCATCAGTTCTGCGTATGTACCTACAACTCCCTTATTCCACTCAAGATGTGTAGACCATCTACTTGAAGCTACAGGAATAAGACGATACTTTAGATCTGCACTAAACTTAGAGAGTGACTTAACCCTAGCATCTTCAATAATAGCTCTTCCTATTACATAGGAAGAACCCATAACTGCATTTATATCTCTCATACCAGTTTGAAGTCTTGGTATAGCGTTGATATCTATATCATCATCCAGAAGAACCGCCTCAGCAGCGACTAAGGTTCCTACCTGAGATGAATTTACAGTATCCTCAAAGACCTGAGTCCAGAGAGCCTCAATATCAAGACCAGCCATAAACTTTCCATACATATCATAGAGAGATGGAAAAGAACTAATTAAATAACCAGCACCAAAAAAGGCATCATCTACTTCTATATCTACATACCCCGCAAAAGGAGAGTCATTTATAACAGTATCTCTCGCCCCAGCAATTAGACATAGAAAGGCACTATGTGCACTCTCAATATAAGGAGCATATCTAACAGTTGTTTGAGAGTCACCTCCACCTCCACCTCCACCACTACCCATAGTAACCTCCTTATACTACACTTAAAGTAAACGTTCTTACTTTCTCTTTAAACCCAAGCTTTTTTGTTCTATCCCATATAGCAGGATTTCTGGAGTTGAATAGAAGATATTTGCAATCTTCCTTTATTGCAAATTGTCTAAATAGGTTATATGTATCTCTCCAGACTTGGTCATCCAATATCTTCCATGTATAGACAGATTGTAGAAGCAAAAACTTATCTCCTGTAATTCTATCAATCCCTATTCTTGTAATAAGAAGTCCTGTCAGTGTTCTCTTGTCATCAAGGTTTACAAAGCACTGAGCCTTATCACTTAGTAAAGCATGAAGAAGCTCATTAAGATAAGGTTGTAAATCCTTATTATCAACTTCATCTGCCTGAGCAGCAGCAAACTTTATAGCGTCCCAGAAGACTGGAACCTGCTTTGATAATAGTTTTACTATCATGTACTCCCTCCCTTTGCATATGAGTCTAAGTAAGAATAACCATGAATAACTCCATTGATCTTAATATAGTCCAACTCAAAGTAAGCGTATGTAGTTCTCTTCACCTTGAACCGGAACTCAACTCCAAAGCAAGGTGTAACAGATATTCCATTAGGATTTACTCTACTCCAGTCAAGACTTGAAAAGGAGTCTGCCTTATCCAGACGGTAGTCAATAGATGTCCAAAGATCTCCAGTTACGTCTGTCCCTAACTCAATAGAAGAAATAGTCTTATTCTTTCTGCTCCCCATATCATAGACATCTGTACAGACTTCGAAGACTGAATTAACTATTGTAGTCGAAGCTGCTACATAAGTAACTCCACCTTGTGAGCCAATCCCTGTTATATTGATAGGACCTGAACCTAAACTTTTACTATCTACAGAATAAACAAAACCAAGAGATCCATCTGCAATATAGAGAAGGTTATTCTTCTCATCCCAAGAAAGAACAGGATTACTCAGACTCGCAAGATACTCAGAGTAACCAAGTTTCTCTGGATAAATAGAGGCATCAAATAAAGAAGCCTTCATAACATTCTCTCCAAGACTATATAAATCTCCAGAAGTGTCTATAAAAAAGTGTTCCGAGTTACTTCCAGCTACTGCTTGCTTCCCCTTAAGACCTATCTTATACACAGAGAGAAGTCCATAGGTATTCCCACTTGGAATGAGAAGAGACACTCCATTCTCTCCATAAATGATTATCTTATTCCCAAGTTTCTTAATAGCGTAAACCCAGCCCCTCCAATCAAGAGGACGTTCTCCAGCTATATTATCCTTCCAGATTGTGAAATCTAGATTACCTATATTTGACCACTTTACCCAGTTCTCCCTAACTCCCTCAGTGACCATATCGGCAGCTGGACACATAGTTATTGTCAGTTCCAATAAAGCAGTCGTACTAAGAAGAGTTCCAGTTACATAAGTCCCAGGATTTGTTATAGTAACTGTAATAGGAAGAGCTACTATCCCCACATTCAGCCAGGTACCTAAGATATCAATCGTGAGGGAAAGGATACCTCTAGCAATACCATCATTGCCTAGAGTTCTACAGTCATAGAAAGTATCTAATGCTGTATTTCTTACTGCCAGAGGAAAATGAGACATATTTCCATTCTGGCTTAAAGTGACAACAATAGGTTCTGCAATAAGCCACTTCTCATTGCGAGGATTTACAAGATGCGGCGGAGAGAAGTTAGAGGAAGCTCTTCTTGGAACCTCAAATATAGTTCTTGGGTTCTTAGACATTCATCAACCCTCCAGCTAAATCTCAAGTACTGCATAAGCATCAACAACTCCATTTGTTCCCAGATTCCAGAGAACAATACTACTACTTACTGGAATCACTAATCCCCTAGGCCAAGTCCAGATAACTCCAGTTCCTATTGTAGCTGGCAGAGTAATCCTTCGCAAAAAGGCAGCAGGTGCAGTAGGCCCAGTTCCCCACGCAAGAGCCGATAGTGCTACATTGGCTGCAATCACGTCAGCAGGATCCTCTACTAAGAAGTCTACGGGTGTAGTAGGTGTAATTCCAATAGCGGCTGGCCTACCAAGACCATAAGTAGATGCTGTCGCCGCAGCGAGAAAGAAGCCTAGTTCCATAATTTTAACTCTTCCAGGAGTTGCTGCTGTACGAATTTCCCAGGCCGCCGCTGCGTCTGTTCCATCTACTGTTCTAACACCAAGTGTTACTAACATTTCATCCTCCCTCTGGTAAATTATTTACCATAGCAATTATGCAATTCTAACTTCAATATTACTAATAGTAGCCGCCCCACCAGCTGCTTGAGTCTGATCCCCACCAAAATCTATATAACCAATAATAGGATCAGCTGTTGGTGTAGTAACAGTATCATCATAGATGATTGCTCCAGGTGTAGGACCTATTGCTCCAGCACCTGCAGTCCAAGTTACATTAGACCAAGTGATCTCACAACGGTCGTCAGTATCATCCTCTGTAACTGCTACACCTCCTAAAGTTTCCCCTCCAGCAGTATACCCATTCGCTGTAGCCAACTCATCTGAGGACACATCTGCGTACCCATGATGAGTATCCTTATTAAACACAAAACCTGTCTTCATTAAGATAATCTTGAATACATCACCACCTGCAGCTGCAAAGTTGATCACTTTATTTGCTAATAGAAACTTTAACTTATTACTCGCTGTACTTGACATTTTTAATCCCTCCCATAGTTATTTGATCTTGCTACTCTTATATCTATCTGCCTATCTCTAAGAAGACTAAAGATCAGATGTAAAAAATTACTTAACCTATGAACTGATAAGACTGTAATAGTAAATATAAATGCCTTACTATTCATACTATAGTATAGTACAGTAATCAGTAATCCTATCCAAACACTAACACAGTATCGACAGTTCAATAAGTGGGTTCCTTGCTTTTTACTATACAGAAACGGAGTAGTTGCTATAACAACTTCTCTAATCCATTGTAAAGGAGCAGCGGTAAACCATAACTGAACTAACGCTTCACATGATACTACTATAAATAAACTTTCCATCCACATACACATATCTTTGTCCTTTGCTTAGAGGCACAACACGGTTTCATTATCTTAAGTTTCTTTCTACAAAGAGGACATAATTCATCTAAATAAGTATCTACTGTACCAGGTATATCATCCTGTTTACTTACTTTTTTCAAGTTCTTTATATATTCTTGAATGCTCATTACTTCCTCTCTAGGTTACTCATCCACCACTGTAAATCATTCTCACTATTAAGAACAGTATCACAAGTAGTACATACTAACTGTACTTTAATTCCCTCTTTGTTAGTAGGAACTTGTCTAAACATCATATCTGCATCACAGTCAGGACACTTAGGACGATTGTACTTATCAAGTACTGTTTTCGATCTACTTCCCTGGACCATAGTAGATAGAAATATATCTCTTTCCCTGTCTGCACATACCTTTTGATATAGTTCAAAAGCTATAGAGATATTATTCGTTATACCAGAGTCTATAAATATCTGTCTTGATCTAAGAACCGCCCGTGTCCGGTCTTGGAATTCTTCTTCTGTAATAGTTTTCATAAATTCCTCATAGCAACTGAGCAGGGCAACAACCACCGGCAGTCTGCCACCCCGCTCTTAAATCTTGCACACCCACGGCTAATGCCTGTTCCATAGACATACCCCCTATACTACATCCAGTTGTTGAAGTACTTATGCATTCACTACAACCTCCAAAAGTAGATAGACCTGCTTGACAGTATGGATAATTAGTTTGATTACCTGCGCAGTCAAATTCCATGTTCCAAATATGGCATAGCGCTAATTCATGTAGACCCTCTGTACAATCCATGTTAGACCATGTCCTTACCACCGATACCATATCTGATGGATAGGCACTCACTGCTATTGTTAAAGAATCTATAATATCTCCACAGCTTATTAAGGATATTGTAGGATTATCAGAGCAATTAGCATTACTACTAGGGGCTTGATAAGTTATATCTCCTCCCTCGTCTGAACTAATTGCACCCCCTCCCGAAAGAGACCAGTAGTATGTTGCCCCAACTTCTCCATCAGCAACAGAAAGTATCTGTGACTCATTCACTAACATCTGCTGTGTAGTATAAGATATAGTCCCTGCAACTGACCCTCCTGTTTTAGGATAATTTATAGTTCTGCTAATAGTTCCACATCTATCAGTAGCAGTTACTACTATATCCTCCTCAATTCGACTATAACAAGGAGGTTGCCCAGCTACTGTAACTAAAGTAGCTGTTCTAGTATCTTCCCCTAATATAAGATAACCGCTAGAAACGGTCCAAATAGCAGTAGCCCCTGTTCCTCCCTCCAAGAATAAAGGACAGTCCGTGCCCCAAGACCAACTTAATGGAGCAGACATATTTAGGGGAATAAGACAACCATTACAATCATAGATAATAATCTGGTGGAGGCCTAAAGGACTTCCTTCTACTACTGCCTCTTTATGCCAGTGCCCACATGGAGTATCTAAACAAGATGAAGTCTGAGATGTAGTCCAATTTATAGGTTCAATAGTATCACAACCCCTTTTATTAGACTGAGGAGTAAAAGACCAAGGACCATCCCCTCTACAAGATGCCCAAGCACTAGGATTTAAAGGATCTAAGGGAGATGGAGGAGTAGGAGGAGTGGTTATAGCAAGTCCATCACTAGTTATAGAAGTAGAAATCACTATAGGATCAGCTACTATAGTCGTATCAAGAATAAGAAGATACCTTACAATGACAATACCGGCTCCTCCTGCTCCTCCATCTCCTGTTCCCGATACATAACCACATCCGCCACCGCCCCCACCAGTATTGGCAACAGCAGATACTCCATTAACACTCGAAGCGTACCCACCATTACCACCACCGCCACTACTTGCAGTAGCTTGTGTTGTTTCTCCAGAGCCTCCCGCTCCACCACTCGCAAACCATCCAGAAGGATTACCTGCTACGGATGCAAATTGTGGGTATTCTATACCTACTCCACCCAAACCTCCACGAGTATTTTGGATAGCGTCTCCACCAAGACCTCCTACTCCTCCTCCTCCCCCGCCTCCATTCTCATAATCAATTCTTGAGCCAGATCCACCATCATATCCTTGTCCAACTGTCCCTGAACCACCTACTAAGATACTCTCATTTGAGCATCCTCCACCTCCACCTCCAGAGCCACCATTACTTCCTGTCTGCCCTGTGTGGCTAAAGGCTCCTCCACCTCCACCTCCAACTGCAGTCATATCATCAAAGATAGAGTTTCCACCACTATAGCCATTATCAGGATAAGATCTTGCTGCACCTCCAGCACCAACGGTTACTGAGTACTCTTGTATAGTTACAGCATGAATAGCTTCATATAAGACACCACCTGCACCACCCCCACCACTAGGATAATTTCCAGATCCTCCACCTCCACCTCCAACTACTAATACTTCTATATCCCCAGGTGAAGTAACAATGAAAGCATCACTAGAGGTAAAGGTATGAATCCTATACCCTCCTATGTCACTCTCAGTCCCACCAGTTGCTTCTACTGACATTGACCTATACCTCTGAAGTTACTATCGTTCCTAGTTGTGAAGCTGTCACTATTATAGGAAGTGCTGGGAGGACTAGATTTGCCCCTAGTCCAAGAACATCCGGGGCACCTATGATTACCTGCCCATTATAGTTACAGATAGCTGTAGCCGCTGGTTGCGTCGCTGAGATAGCATAAACTTTACTTCCTGCATCCCTTATAACTGCAATCCTTCCATTACTCATATAGACATAATCATAAAAGTCTACAGCCGACCATGTTCCTCCAGCTACTGCTGCAGTATACTTAAGATCAAGCGAAGTCCCATTCCATTCATATATCTTCTTCAGTCCGCAGACTATAATCATGTTAGTGAAGACAAAGATCTGAGGAAAAGGAAATGCATCTGTGATAGTAGAAGTAACCATTCGAGTGAGTTCATCTGTCACTTGGAGAACACCCTCTTTACCTACAGCTCCTATACATGTGACTAAAAAGTCACTATTCCTTGGCTTCCTCTTCGACGAACGAAGGCCTTTGGATAGATCTTTAGCTCCAATAGTGAATGTAAACTTTCCACCTCTTGCAACAGTAACATCCATTAGATTTCTCCATTACCTTTTAGATCGATAGATTCAAAGTTTCTATTCATAGTTGGAGAGACATCTATCACGTTAAGATCCTTAGTGTCAGCAATTCTCTTTCTAATCTCAGGAATAGCTTTCTCAAGAAGGTCCTTATATTCCAGAAAAGGATTTTTTCCCTCTATCATCTCTATTACAGAAGCTACAATATGTTTCTTATTAGCAAAATCAGGATGACTTTTATAGAACTCTGTATTCATTTTGCTGAGGGCTACATGATGAGCCATAAGATTTCCCACAACCTCAGGCAACATTAAGAGTGCCTTCTCAACTGCCCTGTCTATGATTTCTTGTTTCTCCTCTTCCGTCATCATGTTACCCTCCCATCACTAAATCACCAGTTAGTTGCTCCTCAACAAAGTCAAGATCTATTCCAAGTACATCTTCTGTAGTAAGTGCCTTATAGTCTGCTGCGCCCCCAGTATTATTGTAGAGTCCATGTAGCTTATAAATAGCCGCCTCTAATAAAACCTCAGGATGTACCTCAGTCCAGAAAGACTTAGTCTGAGTCCAGACAGCGTTAGCGAGCGTAGCAGAAAGTGTAGGAGAGTAAAAAAGCCCTACTATCTCAATAGTATAAGTTCCATCAGGAGGAGGCATTATGACTATGCCATTATAGTTAAAGTGCTGGGCAGGTGCTGCAGCATTATAAAGAAGAAGATCACTCACGTTATACATGCCAGTTGTAGAAGCAAGAGTATCAGGGTAAGGACGAAGAAGAGCAGGAGCATAGTATATTGGAACTCCTTGGACCACAGACGAGAATCCCTCACTATACTCAGTCTTCAGCTTCTGCAACGTGTCAGGGATAAGTTGGAACTTTCCATCTACATTTCCTGCCCATACTTCCTTTATTGCCCTAATGCCAACAGACTTCACGATGGAAGTTCCTGCAGATACAATAACAGGATAGGTAGCATTCATCTTGCCATCACTAAGAAGTCGGTCTAGATACTTCTGCCCAGCATTAAGAAGGAAATCAGCTCCTGCATCTTCATATGTAGACGTTAGTAAGTCCCATCTTCCTGAAAGCTCAGCAAACTTCTTTCGAATATCTACGTAGTCCATCTTTATTGCCTCACGCGCTTTGGTAAATAATTTACCATAGAAACTAAAGGTAGAGGAGGGTCCTAGAGAAACCCTCCTCTACCACTCACCGTGTAAGAGGAGGAGACCACGGCGAGTTTAAGTGTGGTCTAGTCCCACTCCATTTAAGAATCCAGCTGTTGCAGGGTGATGCATCTCAAGACCTGCCTCAGTCAGCCATTCCTCATCCGTAGCATCCTTCCTCGATGCGTTAACCCCAGGACCAGCCTTCTTTGCGTCACCTTCGGCATAAAAATCTGTATCGTCAATATACCTGTAGACCAGATTCTGTGGCTCGAGGATAAGCATAGAATTCCGAAGTGTAGTCTCGATAGAGAACAACGGATGTGTCAAGAGATTGACAACTCCAAAAGGAGTTAGCCAACGGTTGATGTTGATACCATAGGTTCTATCAGTAGAAGCTAGAGTCATATGGCTTCCAGTCTGTGCCAAAGTGTTGATTCCTAAAAGAGCTCCACTTCCACAGAGGGCAAGCTTCTCACCCTTGCCATAGCGAAAGAGAACTTCCAGGAAGTTGTTTAACCAGGTCTCGCCTCCACCAGCCTCAGTCCAATCTTTGCCGGCGTAGGTCTCATTAAGAGTAAAGTCATCTACGTTGGCTGAAGCATCTCTACGGATCATAGTGATAATACCATCAGTCGTACGCTCAGGATAACCATTATCTCCAGTACCCTCAGAACGAGTACCAAAGAGGAATGCCTTCTCCATTTCAATGCTATGGTTCTCCAACGCTTCCCGCTTCATTTCCTTGTACGCATCACCAGTACGTAACCTAGTCTTTCTAGCTGTCCTCGTAATGCTGACAGGAGATCGAAAGATCTGAGTATAGTTATAAACCTTCGTAGGATCACTGGTAAGACCAGTAGGCATAGGCGCACCCTCAGCGTTGATATTACCGATGACCAGAACTGTATCGCAGTCTGAGATGTTATGACTATAGCTAGAGTTATCATCAGCTTCCAAGAGTTTAACCTGGATGAAAGATGAAGCTCCATTTATGCTAACCGCAATCACCTTTGCATTAAGGTCAACTGTGAAGTCACTCGCATCACGAAGGAGAACCTGATGTCCGATGCGAAAGAGTCTAGCCTCAGCTGCAGTCATCTTAATCCACTTCATATCCCCAGCAACACTAGTAGCTACATCACCCTGAGCATCTCCAGCTAACATAGTAGCTGCAGTATAAATTCCAGTAATTGCTGCTCTTTGTGTAGCCAATCCCTTCGTCCACCAATTAAACTCAGGATCATCTACACTCTCACTTTTAAGCTTACTCATAATAGCAGTAAGCGGCGCTGTCCCATTCGGGAAAAGAAAAAGAATCGACTCCCGATAACTCTTAGGCCTCTGATCCGTTGCCCAGCTGCCAGTACCTCTCATTCCTAAAAAAGCACCCATTTTACTACCTCCTTATTTCTTTCTACCCAACTAGGCAGGAATCTCAAGTTTGTAAGTGAACAGAATCTCTAGCTGACTTCCATCAGCCAGAGTCCCAACAGGAGTATATGTCCCATATGTACGATCGAACGATCCAACCTCAGCTGTACCGTTGAAGTTTGCTGCTATTACATCTCCATAGATAGCTCCAGGCTGTGCGGTGAGACCTATTTTATTCCCAAAGCCTACACCAATAGTGTCACCATCAGCGGCAGTCCCTGTTACACTAAATACTAAAACAGAGCTAACAAAGGAGAAGGCCTTACTCCCGTGAACATGACCTCCAGCACTCCCCGTAACAAAGATATCATAGTCTTCATACTGAGCCACACCATTCTGATCAAAGCCAGAAACTCTTACTGTTCCACCAGTTATCGTACCATTAGCATCAACAATATAGATATCGATCGTCCTAGGAACATCAGGCTGACCTGCAGCTACAAGAGTCAGAAGAGCCCCTGTTGCGTTGTTATAGTTAGCAACATCATTTACATCAACAGTAGTAACAAGTGCACACTCACTTGTCTGTGTGTCGGTAGCCTGAGGGCCAAAGAAACTTGCTCTTCCTACCATACTAAGATAACCTTTAATCTTATCCATCTTTATTCCTCCTTATTTCTATGATTATATTCTACGTTACATCAAGAACTGGGAAAGGACCAGACTTAGTAGCATCAGATACCCAGTTATCAGCAGCTCTTACACTAGCATGAAAATGGAATGATGCATCCCCAGTAGCGGCAGCTGATATAAACTGGTTACGTGCTAGAATGATCTGGTTCTGCTGGTCATCCAAAGCACATCCTGCGCACTGAATAAGAGAATCCCTTATTACACCAAGATACGGCATTGTAGTGCCACTATGAAGAGTAATTCCATAACCAGCACTATCAGTCATGATGCACTCTAAGGCCTCAAATCCCATCGAGTTTCCAGTTGCAAAGTGTATATAGCCGGTAGCAAAGGCACCCTGGAATCTAGTCCTAATCAGTTTGAAGAATGGAGATGCAGTGACTTCAAAACCAAGCGTTGCAGTCGCATCACCAGAAGCATCTACAAGACAGTCAACAAGTTGTACACCACTAGCGGCATTAGTCAGCGTGATAATGACCCCTGCAGCCTCCGTAACGAACCGTATGTTGAAGAATCTTGTAGCATAGTCACTTGCATTTAAGGGGGCATGATTTCCCTCAATACTTGCCATCGCGTATCCATCACAAGAGCCGACCCCAATAACATCTGTTTTTGCTGGAAATACTGCAAGGTCTTCATTAAAGCTATCCCCAGTAATATAGATGATATTTCTGGCTGCCCAGCCAGTTGACTTAGCCCCTATGAAAGTGTTACTAACATCAAAGGCTGCATCCAACGTCTCAAAAGGTTTATCCCAAGAAGACCCATCCCAAGTATCATCACCAAAGTTACCAGCAACAAATAAGGTCTTTCCACAACTAGCAGGCTTCAACGCACCTGTAGAGTCCACAATCACTCCACCACTTCCTACATCACTTCGTAGACTAGGAAGAATACCTCTCCTAGCGAAGTCGTAAAGAACTCTATCCATTCCCATCTTCCTACTCCTTTTTCTTTTATCCTCTTACTCTTTTTATCTTCTCTAGCCATATCCGCCACCAAAGTTTGCTAGCTCATGTTCCTGGCCCATCTCCCACAAAGCACTAAGTGCTTATGTTGTGTAGGTAGACACATTCCAGATAACTATACTGCTCCTTTGGTAAATTTTTTACCATAGTTATTATATATTAACCCCGTCAATCAAGTCAGCAATTCCTGCTTCTATCCTCGACAAAGAAGCTCCTCCACTACTAGGTCTTGTTCCACCACCCGGTACAAAAGCAGGAGGATCAGGAGTAGTTGGAGTAGTTGGAGGTATTCCAGGAATTACAGGAGGGGGTGCAATCCCGGACATCCCTAGTCTAGTTCTAACCTCTGTCGCAAGGTTCTTGATAATATCTTCTAAAGTCCACGTAGGATTCTTTAGTGACATCTCATTTGCAACCAAGCCTACATAGGCTTTATTACTTGTCAAGTCCCTGTTGTTGGCATAGAACTCATTCACCGCCAGCTTCTGCATTACAATGTTATCTATCATACCTACATCAAGAGTATTTTTAGGAACTTGTTCACTTACCTTACTTAGTACAGTATTCATAAAAGCGTTGAAGTTATCTACACTACTCAGGATCTTATCTAAGTCCTCTTCCTTCTCTACAAACTTCACAGTAGGTGGAACTATAGGTGGAGCTACCGGAGACTGAGGAATACTAACTTGAGCAGCTGCATTTTCGACCAGTTTTCTTAGCTCCAGAATAGTTTCCCTCATCTGCTCCATCTCGACCTCGCGAGGATCCTTAGGATGGACAGGATCCACTGGAGGCGTAACCACTGGAGGTACTATAGGAGCAGGAGCAAGAGGCTCCAACAGAGGAGGTTCTACAACTGGTGGTACTTCCGAAGGTGGCTCCAATACAGGAGGTACAACAGAAGGTTCTACCACTGGAGGAACCACAACAACTGGAGGCTCCACTATAGGAGGTTCAGCCACTATAGGAGGCTGTACATCTCCAATAAAATCATCTACTTTTGCTTCCATCTCTTTATTCAGTCCCATTTTTCTCTCTCCTCTTTCTTATTCTTAGATTCAAACTCTATTTGCTCTACCAAGGTAGCTGGAAGATCAACTATCTCTCCCAGTCCAGCAATCATGCCCTGGTTCCTACAAATTGAGGTAGGGTCAGTAAAGGGATCTACTTGATTGTTACTTTCCATCAAGCTAGATGTTCGCTCTACAATAGTAGCAATAATATACTTCCACATTCTTGTATTAACGAAATCTTCTACTTCAGACCTAGTGAATTCTTGCTTAGCCATTCTGCCCTCCAATAGGAATTAAGTTTCCCTTATCTGCCTCTGCCTGTACTGTAGCATCTGGAACTACGTTCCCAGTAACAGAAGGAAGCTGCTTTTGCTGAGCCTTGAAGTCACTAAGATCCTTAACCCCACTCATCCTTGCGATACGTTGAAAGATCCGAACCATATCGAACTGGTTAGATAGAAGAGGGTTACTAGAAATAGTTTGGAAGAGTTGTACTAATGTATTAGTATCCCCATCTCCAGGAATCGAGCCATCATTCTCTACAACATCATAGTCAATTACTATATCAAAAGGATTCACCATCTTCCTAGTCACATCTCCAAACTCAGCCCTTAGATCATCTTCCCACCTACCTGTCATGCTGACGTAGAGGCTCTGAGACATAAGCTGCTGAGTATGACTAGCAAGCATATAACCTAGGTCCTGCATAGTCTGTAGTGAAACAACCTTAGCTGCCTTCGCAAGTCGGCTGAGGGCACTCATTCTTGTTCCCTGTGCCTCTGCTGCACTTACCCTCTCAGAACCACTCCTAGCAAGACCCATAACGCTATCAACACTTCCGCTGCATGTCTTAATAAGCTCTGTGATATAGGCAGAGTCTTGAATATGGTTCCTGGTGATGTCTGTAACTGCCAGTTGCTTAACAGCATTTTCGACTCCTCTTCCCCAAGCGGCCCTTCGCATCCTGATAAGCTTTCCAGGCCCAGGATCAAGAAGGTCATTGATGTTTATCAAGCTAGGATCAACCACTAGCATGTCGTTGATACTTTTACGAACGTTAGCTATGTGGCTCTGTCCTTGGACTGCAACCTTCCCATTACGCCTAGTAATAGTAAGATGTGTAGAGTTCTCAAAGCAGTACACTTTTCCTTTATAGTCTGACTTAAAACAGTTTCTATATGTTATGTACGGAAAAGTACTCGCAGTACTAATCTGCAACATATAGAAAGGATCACCAAGAGGAGTTCTAGTTTCTCTTATATGAGAAAAGTATCCAAGTCTCAAGGCAATCTCCTGCATACCATCTACCAACTGCTTACTCTTAGATCCATAGTTGCCAAGATTCTCGTGTCCTGGCATCCAGTATCCATCTCCCCACATGGCACGTTCAAATAATAGGTTTAAGTGAAAATCGTCCCAACCTCTCACAAAGTCTGGAACCTTTTTGAACTCTCCTGTTGTACCTCCTTCATAGCAATTTTCCTTTAACCAGTTATAAAGCCTTTTATCAGTAATACTCCACTGAGTCGCATGCTTATCAGTGTCCTGATATACTGTCACATGAAAAGGTATAGCCTCAAAAAGTGAGTCGATGTCCTTATAATTCTCTTGTTTAGACTGCTTAACCGATGTACAGTTTCCTCCTGATATAGAGCCTTCAGAAAGAAACCACCCAAGAAATCCTGCAAGAACCATAGGATTTATCTCAGCATCTTTGTACTTTTGTTGACAACCTCTATCTCTCAGTGGTTCCTTACCCTCAAAAAAGACAGTGTCTGGTTCCACCCCTTTGCTCCACCTCACATTCCCAATAGTCTTGTAATCAGTATCTCCTAGAAAAGCAGCAGGCTTGAACTGCCAACTATCATATGTTCCTACTCTCTCATAACGTCTTTCAACAAACATGTTATGATTAGGAGTCACACAGATATCCATTCTAGATGACTTAAAGTTAACCATAGGCCCTTCATAGTCATACTGAAACCACTGCACTGGCTTCTCAAACCAAAACTCTTTAGTAATTGGATCAACGGTTGCAACCTTATCATCCTCGACTGTCTGAGAAAGACCAACCCACCCTCTTTCAGTAAGAACCTCAGTCTGATCGTCATAGCAGTTGATAAGCCAGTCTAGTGTCCCCTGAAGACCACTTATAACCTCAAGTCTAGATATTGGGGTGACGCTGTATCCATCAAAGTCAGGACTGCAGGTAACAACAGGAAACATGTTGTGATCTAAACCTAGAGGCTTAGCACACCTTATATATTTGTCAGCCGCTACACAGAAGAGCCACTTCTCTGGATACTCACCAGTCCCAAGCTTCCACTCCTTCGGGATCAGATTCACGTACATATAGATCTGATCAACTGGAGATGTTGTATTAGGAGCCTGCCCAGTCCCACTTCCAAAGTTAAAGTGATCTTCTCGACCGGAGCCACTCTTCGCTTTGTTCCAGGCACTCTGCGCATTGGAGCCTTGGGTTCCTTGTAGGTATCGACCATTGAAGTAAGTAGGGTCCTTCTGCTCCTGTTCCAAGATCTTCATATAGTTTGTAGTCTCTATCCATCCTACAAACTCGCCCTTTTGAACATCCTGGATAGGTACATTAGGATCAGGAAGAAACATATAAGGGTCAATGTTCTTAAGCATATTCCCTTCATATAGGGTAGCATCCTGACTCTGCTTCTTTTGTCCAGTAGCTATCCAACTTCCAAAGATAGCAGAGAGGAAGCCACTATCTACCATTCTAGTCTTCTTCCCATAGACTTTATCCCAATAAGGTGCAGAGATTCCCATGTCATATGCCCACGCATCCCTGAAAGTTGTGTGAAGAGAAAGTGCCATCTTAGCCCTTCGACTCTGGACCTCGATTACCTTCTCAAGAAGAATAGCTCCAAAGCGATCTTCAGGAGAGCTTCCTTCATACTTGAAGATTGGATAGTCTAGAAAAGCTGCAACTAGATAAGTTAGTAAGGTCTCAAGAGTTGCAAAGCTATATGGAATAACTATCGAGATTGGCTTTCTATCATCATTATCCTTGACCTTCTGTTCTGCCTCATCAGCAGGAATATAGGCAGTCAGGGTACGATCTATCTTCTTCCAACTCTTATGTCTCTTACTGATCTCTCTAGAGCTTTCCTGAGCTCTAAGGTTTAGTTTACTAAGGATCTCTATATGTAGAGGAGAACTAGGTCTAAAGTCTAGTCCTCGGGGATATGTGTAACTAAGATCCCCATAAGTGATTCCTGAACTGCTACTTTCAGTCGCTATAATATTTGGCACTACGCAGCCCTCCAGTTTTTCAAAGCTGGTTCATATTCCTTTTCAAGATCATCATACTCATCATCGGTAGGATTCTCACCCTCTTTACTTGTATCTGCTGTAAAGTACCGTTCTCCTAACTCAAGCATCTCAACTAGATAAGCAGTAGCATCCATAACATCATCTCTCTTACTCTTAGGAAAGGCAATAAGCTGACTTTCGAGAGATTGGGAGATATTCTTATTATGATATATATAGCCAAGACGATAGAGGGGATTTAACATCGCTATACGATCTTCCTTCTTCCCTCTCGCCTTCAGCTCCACCAGATTATAGAACTTTCCTCGCTTAAGCATATATGTAGTAATAGGGTAAGTGATAAACTCATTGAGGCCTGTTACTTCATACCCAATAGTTCTAGCTCCTATCCTATCTGCCATAGCAAAGGCTCTTACGTATATATCGTCAGGATGCATCATCCCTGCGTCAACATCTCGAATATAGATCCTAGGAATCTCTACGTTTACTCCTATTCCCACTATCGCGGAGTAGTCAGAAGAAACCTTGGTAGTCTTTGCAGGATCCATTATAACTATGTTATCGAGCTTACCTTTCTGGGCTGTAAAGTCTGGATCACTCTCTAAATAGTATTTAAAGTAAGAATCCTTAAAGATAGCATCCTCCTTTGCAATAGGCTGGCCTCTATACTCCCGCGCGAAAACATCTAGGAGTCCTTGGCATCGGAAGCTTTCATATAGATCCTTGACAGATTGATCTGACATAAAAGCTGGCCAGTTACTATGAAGAGCATCATCACAAAGATCAATTTCTATATGATGCCAAGTACTATCGTTCATAAGGTCTGCCAGTAGACTATCCTGATGTTTAAGTGTGTCGATATAGACTACCTTCCAGTCTGGATTACTTCGATCTACACTATTAAGAACATCTGCAAAGAACCATTGCTTAAGCTTCTTTCTCTGTTCTTCTGAGTCTACTGCCTCTGGGTCCTCTAGATCATCCACGATGATAAGGTCAGGACGGTACTTACCCCATCTTACCCCTCGTACCTGCTGACCTGCTCCCCTAGGAAAGACAAGAGTGTTTCCATTAGCTATCCACATCTCTTTACTAAAGGATACGTCAATACCAGTTTCGTTAGCGTTGTTAGTCTTTACGTTCCCAAAGACCTTCTTTATAAGTACGTTCGACATAAGCTCTCGCTTAAGGTTCTCACTCTCTAGAACTGCCTTTGTAGAAGTTGTACTCATAGGAACAATAAACTTCTTCTCCTGAAAAAGTATCTTCTTTCCTGCATATGCTATATTCAAGATAGTAGACTTTCCCCAACCTCTTGGGGCCTTAATGACTACCTTCTGGTGACTATCATTATCTAACGCCTCAAAGATAGGTTCAGTCATTGAAGCAAAAGGACGAGAGAAGGACTCTGTAAAGAGCATCTGCGCAGTTGTCTTCGTGCTTAGGAAGCACTGCGCCATGACTTCCTTCAACTGGTCTTTGTTATCAAGATTCATTATCAACATTCCTTTGGTAAATAATTTACCATAGCATCACAATTTATCTTTCACACATCTTTTATGATAAGAGTTCCAACCACCAAGAACTACTCCCCAGTACATACCGTAACAAATAGTGCCCGACTTTCCAGTGGATTTCATAGCTTCCAAGAATATACTGTTTGCCAGCGCATAGGTCACAACAGGGACAGAATCAATGCGGTAAAGGTAGTCATGCAACACTGCCTCTCTGTGCGCCCTGTCCCCCCACATCTCGTAAATGAAAGGGACGCGCGGCACGCTGGCAAAGTCTGTCTCAAAAAAAGGAGTCTCCCCGCTTGGATCAGGTTCTTTCGATTCAAACCAAGGAGGAACTATTATTAGTTGATTTAAAAGCTCACTCCAGTATTTAAGTGGCTTAGTAATAAGCCAGACACAATCGTTGCCTGGTTTAAGATCAACAGATAGGTCTGTTTGAAAACCTGCTTTCATCTATTCAACTCCTTTAGTTGAAAGTGTGGATAATCTGGTGTTTTCCACCTACCCCCCCACACTAAGCCAAGCGACTCACCAATCTCACCAGCTTGTTGATAATCTGGAACATCATCCTTATTAACGTCAACTTTAATATCCCATACTGGTTGACCCGATCTGAGAATAGCAATATCAAAGGCATCCCTTCGCGTGTGTCTCGAATTGTGCGTCCAAGTAACAATCTTTCCTGGTGCAGTTCTACCCTGAGTGTAAAGTGCATCCTGCTCCTCCTGACTTCTGTATGTGCAAGTAAACATAAACGGGATACCTTCTTCTGCCATCTTAACGGCAAGGTCTCTTGCCTTAATTTGCATTGCCAACTTCAAGTCTTCAATCTTTCTGCTCATTATTTACACCCTTTATAGTCAACCCCGTTGACCTCTCAGTAATCAGCGGGTACATAAACAATCAGCATCGAGTTATCCCTTAACGATGACATTTCCGGTTTTGAGGTGCCTACAATCAACGTTTTCACACTCGGTCTCGTGGTAATGGTTATTGAACCTTTTCCAAAGGCTTGACTGGTCGATCTTGACCCATCCCAAAAGAACAAGGTTTAATGTTAGTAATGCTGTGTTTATATCCATGCTCTGCGCCCATCACTTTCTCACCTGTTATTTCCTTCACAAAGTATTGATAAACTCTACGCAACTCCGTTCCAAGTCTTTATTCCTGCGATAGCAACTCCATTTATCTTAGCAATCGCTGCCTTTGCGACTCCGTTCCAGGTCTTGAGGGTGGCGAGATTTGTTACAGGAAACCATCCACTTCCTCCTCCCCCGTCAATATTACCACTTTCTAAACTGGCTACATAAGTAGCCCCACCTATGGCTATCTCGTTAGTTATTGTATTGTAAGTTACAGTATTGGTGCCTGAAGTGTCGTTAATAGTATGAGTAGCCGCTGTTATAGATGATCTGGTAATTTGATAACTTGATGTTCCATCTGCTACAATGGAAGTAACGTTTGTTTGCGTATCTGCTGTAAATCTAACTCCTGAATACTGATAAGTAGCATCTGGTGTTTCTTGTGTAAAGGTTCCAAAAGTATTTGCCCCTGTAATATCACAGGTAAAATTTCCAGCATGTTTTGTAACCTTAAAATTACCAAAGGCTTTACCGCCACCTGCAAAAGTGACATTCCCTGACAAAGTATTATTTGAGTCTCCTATATCTATAGCAGGAGTATTAGAAACAGTAAGATTAGTAGAAGTACCCATATTGAATATAGTGCCAGTAAGGCTATTGACAATAATCTTTCCTCCACCTGCTGAATCTATCAAACTACGAGTGTTGGTGTTGGAGGAAGAAAAAATCCCAGCTGTAATTGTCTTACCGTTGAGGTCAAGTGTTCCTGACATCAATGTAACAGTTGCCGTTGTTGATGGAGCAGATGCGAGTTTTACAATACCCCCAGGTAATGCTATGTCGATATTACTCGATGTTCCAGACGGTAAATTAAAAGTAGCCGTATTAGCGGTAACAGTAAGAGTGGTAGAATTGAATGAAACACTGTAACAGTTAATAATAGAAGAGCCTAGTGTAAGAGTCACGTTTTCAGCATTATTACCAAAGTCGTGTATGTCGAGAGTATAGTTATTAGTAACAAGAGTTCCTCCTAAACCAACGAGTAAGTTCTGAGCTGTTAAGTCTTCAGTCATCGTAAAAGTTCCGCCAGTAACATAGATAGAAGAGATAGTAGTAAGATCACAGCCGTTGGAGGTAATACTACCAGAACTATCTTTACCAACATACAGCTTTCCAAGGTTAAGGTATAGATCGCTCTTGAAAATTACAGAACCGTAAACATTTAGAGTTCTTGGATAAAAACCTCTAAAGTAATAGCCAGCTACTGGAATAGTAGAAAAATCAGCAGACTTGCAGTGTGCGTCAGTATCAGTTATTGTTATCATAACCGCTCCAGTATCGCTACACCCTGTGAAAGTACAGTCTTCTGTACTTGTCGGAACATGACCAAGACTCCAATTTTCTGGAGTATTCCACTCTCCATCTGCTGCTATAAAGTTGTTAGTTGGCATCCGCAACCTCCGTCATCGCCAGTATCTGCGTTGCTAATGGATTACTTACCGTCTTATACATAACCTCTGCCTGCTTAATCCCTGCCGCGAACTGGTCAAGATGAAGTTCTTTAATCTTCGCCGTGCGTTCCTTAACAGGTATCCCAGCGTACTTCTCAGCCAGGATAGTCTGAGGAGACTTGACAAAGGGATACTGCACGGCATCAACTTCAAACTTGTCGTCAAGATGGAGCCATTCACCTGGAATAAAGGCCTCACCGCCTATCTCAATATTCTCATTGCTGGTGTTGATGTAGATTTTCATGCTTACTCCTTATGCCAGTTCAACATAGTCATTAGACGGACAGAAGAACAGTTCATCCGCTGTGTTCGCAAAACCTACTGACCTGACAACAAAGTTCGTTGTTCCTGTTGGAGCCGTAGAAGTCACTGCTCCAGGTGTTGCCGCTGACAGAAATACAAGTTCCCCAACAGTCATAGCAGGAAATTCATCGTCAGCCCTGATCTTACCCCAGAGAAGCAAAAGGCCAGCAGCACCATGAGCTGCAGCGCCTATACAAATTCCTATCTTCCCAACAGATGTTGCCGCAGCGGTAGCGTTAGTAAGTTCCCACTCTACCGTTGCTGTATCAAGATAATAGACATAACCGTAAACCAAGGCAGTAGTACCCGCTATCCCCACCTCCGCTATACCTGACCACTTTGTATCAGCAGAAAGAGTAGTCACGAGTCCTATTGTTGCATTCTCTGGCAGGATACCAGTGACAATACCAGAGGCAGGAAGTCCACTGCAACTTGTTAGGGTGCCAGATGATGGAGTGCCTAGTGCTCCTCCACTTACCAAGTTGCCACTTGCTGTTCCTGTAAGTGCCGCTGTAACATTTGTAAACGACGGACTTGAATTAGATGCAAGAGCTTGATTGATTCCTGTTAGATTGCTATTGTACGCCTGAACATTTGTACCTATAACAAGGCCTAGAGTAGTAGGTGTTACTGCTGCTGCAGCACCTGCCGTTTCCTTTCCTGCTAGAGCATCAAAAACACTATTTCCATCTGGTGCATGAGTCGTGTCACCATCAGAAATAGAGGATGCAATGATAGAAGTCGTTGATCCTGTCCCTCCTTGATTAACGGGGACGGGTAGTGAAGTGATCCCTAAGTCAATCTCAATCCACGCTGATCCGTCCCATATCCAAGTCTTGGCCTTTCCAATAGGGATAGTAATCCCATTTACAGCAATCGTGTTTGAGGAGGTATCATTATTGACAACGGTAAATGACTTTCCTGCTGTAGTCACTGTTGGAGAAGCAATAGTCTGAGCGTTTCCACCAGCTGAAAGTGTAATAATAACACCACTATAAGCATTAACGATTGCTGTAGTAGTTGCTGCACTCGCACCAGGATTTGTCGATGTTGTAAAAGGAAGACTTGCGATTACCGCACCAGAGATTGAACCTCCAGTCACGTTAATATCACTAAATGTCTGCTGCCCTGTCCACGTGTGAGCACGAGAGAGGA